TCTCTTGATTTTTTAATAATTATTTTTGTTATAAAAATAAATTTAATATTCTCTTTTTATTTGTATAATAAAACAAAAAAGTATTCTTTAAGCATTATGTTTTACTCTATCATGTTCTTCTGCTCGTTTAGCATTATTAAATCTATCTAAAGTTCCTACTAAATATCCTGTGATTCTACGGATTCTATCAAAAGGCACACCATCATTTTCATGGCGTCCGCAGCCGGGGCACTGGTCTCCGATGATCCCAGAGAATCCACACACCGGGTCCCGGTCCACCGGATGGTTGACCGAACCGTAGCCAATGCCCTTCTCTTTCATGCAACGGATGACCCGTTCAAAGGCGTCCAAGTTCTCCGTGGGGTCTCCATCCATCTCAATATAGCTGATATGACCGGCGTTGGTCAGGGCGTGATAAGGTGCTTCAATGGCAATCTTGTCATACGCGGAGATGGGATAATACACCGGCACATGGAACGAATTGGTGTAGTAATCCCGGTCGGTAATCCCCTCAATAATTCCATATCTTTTTTTATCTATATTAACAAAACGTCCTGATAAACCTTCCGCAGGAGTTGCTAATAAAGTAAAATTCAATTTACGCTTTTGACTTTCTTCATCCATTCGTTCCCTTAAATGACCTACAATTTTAAGCCCTAATTTTTGTGCTTCTTCACTTTCCCCATGATGTTTTCCAATTAAAGATTTTAAAGTTTCAGCTAATCCAATGAATCCCATTGATAGGGTGCCATGCTTTAATACTTCTCTGACTTCATCTTCCCAATCTAAATTATCTGAATCTATCCAAACGCCTTGACCCATTAAAAATGGAGCGTTTTTTACTTTCTTTTTGCACTGTTGCTCAAATCGCTCTAATAATTGATCTATACATAAATTGACCATATTATCTAATTTCTTAAAAAATAAATCAATATCTCCTTTAGATTCTATTGCTAAACGGGGAAGATTGATTGAAGTAAAGGATAAGTTACCGCGTCCGTTACAAATTTCTCTTTCAGGGTCTACTACATTACCAATTACTCTTGTACGGCATCCCATGTAGGCAATTTCCGTCTCCGGGCGTCCTTCTTTATAATATTGAAGATTAAAAGGCGCGTCAACAAAAGAGAAGTTAGGAAATAGTCTTTTAGCTGAACAACGTATAGCCAATTTAAATAAATCATAATTTACATCTTCTGGATTATAATTTACTCCCTCTTTAACACGGAAAATTTGAATAGGGAAAATAGGAGTCTCGCCATTGCCTAAACCAGCTTCCGTTGCTAATAGAATGTTTTTCATTACCAATCTTCCCTCTGGACTGATATCCATCCCATAGTTAATAGAAGAAAACGGCGTTTGAGCGCCTGCCCGAGAGTGCATAGTATTCAAATTATGGATTAAAGATTCCATAGCTTGATAAGTTGCTCGATCAGTTTCTTTAACTGCTTGCTGATGAGCAAATCTTTGGCATTGCCTTATCTTTTCTTTATCATTACAATAATTCATTAAGAATGCTTTCTCTTCCTCAAAATAAGGCTCGCATTTTTTTAATTCTAATTCAGGCACAAGATTTTTGTCTTTTTCGATCTTTTGAGCATTATTCTTAATATCTTTTTCTAAAATTGTGTTGTCCACAAGTAAAATTAGACTTTTAGCTAAATTTTTTAGATAAAGTTTTTTGAACGTCTTCCGCACTCCCATGGCCATGGAATAATCAAAGTTCACAATGGCTTGCCCGCCATGCTGGTCGTTCTGATTGGATTGAATGGCGATGCAGGCCAGGGCTGCATAAGAGGCAATGTCGTTGGGCTCCCGCAGTGTGCCGTGCCCTGTGGAGAAGCCCCCATCAAAGAGCTTAATCAGGTCAATCTGGGTACAGGTGGTGGTCCCCATAGGAGCAAAGTCCATGTCATGGATGTGGATATCCCCATCTATATGAGCTTGAGCATGTTCTGGTTTTATCATAAACATCTGATAGAACTGCTTCGACCCCTCGCTGCCGTACTTAAGCATAGTGCCCATGGCAGTGTCTCCGTCGATGTTGGCGTTCTCCCGCTTAATGTCGCTGTCTTTGGCGGAGGAGAAGGTAATGTCCTTATAAGTGGAAATCAAGGCAGAATTTTGTTCTCTAACTTGATTACGTTGAAAACGATAAATAATATATTCTTTAGCGGTCTTGACAAATCCGTTTGTCATTAAAGTTTGTTCAACTATATCTTGAATATGTTCCACATTAATATTATCATTATTTTCTGTTTCAAGCACAGAAACTACCTTATCAGTAAGAAAAGTAACCGTTTTTTTAGATTTTTTTTCTTTACTGGCCTCAAATGCTTTACCAATAGCAACTTTAATCTTGTGTTTATCAAAAGAGACTAATCTACCATCTCGTTTTTGGATTTGTTTAATCATCATATTCTTTCCTTCCGCTGTTTTTTTTACTTAAAACACAATATATTGTGTTTGAATTTTGTCTTTTTATTATAATATTGTATTATTAATTTGTCAAGTAACAGAATCACAATTTAAAAAAATAAAGAGAAAGATTGCTCTTTCTCTTTATTTTATGCTACGTAACATAAGATTGAACTTGCCGTTCTAAAATGAAAAAAGAAACACAGAAGATTTTGTGTCTCTTTTTTCATTAAAGTAAATACAAAGAAAAGATTCCTATCGCCTACGAATGAATGATATTCTAACCGTCATTCTCGGTCTGCCGATAACAGAAACATTATTTTTTGTTTGAAATAAAATGATATTCTTTCATTTCAAACATGGTGCCGGAGACCGGACTCGAACCGGCACGGAATTTCTTCCATGAGATTTTAAGTCTCAGGTGTCTACCAATTCCACCACCCCGGCATATATAAGAGAAATATTTTTTTGCATTTCTCTTATATCAGTTTCAGTGTTATTAATATATCATTTTTTTATTTTTTTGTCAACCCATTTTGATAAAATTTTAATCAAAAATTTCTATCATTTCTGGAGCATTTAAAGCTATCCACAAACCACATTCTTTATAATTAAAATTTTTATCACCAAATACTTGATCTTTAATATCAAGAAAACTGTTATTTTTTTTTAATTTTTTATCACATTTTTTTTTACAGCCGCACTTGAAACAAGGAGAATCAGATAACTTTTCAATTCTTTGATACATAATAATCACCTTATATATTAATTAATTCATCATATTGATTTGTACAAAAATAATCTGTATTTCTAAATCTTGCTCGATCAAAATAGCGCCATACTTTTATTTTTTGATCTGCATATTCACCAAATCTTGATTTAACAACATAACTAATCAAATTTGGCATAATAGTTTCTCCTTTAAATCCTACCTTTTTTATATAAGGTTTAATATGAGCAAACTCTTTTATTCTATTTTTTACAGGCAAAGTAATACAAGCTGCATCCAATTTTACTTTTTGAGATTTACCACCAGAAAAACAACTTTCATCAGGAAAATCTATTGTTTTTTCAACTCCGTTTAATTGGCTCATTGTTTTTATTCCTACTGAATATTTCTCTGCCATATTTTTTAACTCTAATGTAATATTTCTTAAAACCAAATCTTCTCTTGCTTGTACTGCCGTATTTTGCCTATATTCAGCAACAACAGATGAATTTAACTGCACATAATCAAAAACAGTATAATATATATTATATTTTTCCACACACTCTTTTATTTTTCTCTCTATACTTTGGCAAGTAAAATCAGCCATATCTACCAAAGTTAAATTATTTTGTTTTAAAATTTCTCCTGCTTTAAGAACTCTAAATTTTTCTTCTTTACTTAAAGTTCCCATAGTAATGTGCTTTTCATTCACTCCAGATATACAAGCTAAAAACATCGGATTGATTTCTTTGCGAGTATCTAATTCAGTATGAATAAATAATCCTGATCCTTGATAATTGGGATTAATAATAAAATCTTCTTGTTCATCACTCCAGATTTGATCTACTGATACATTACATAAATCTGCAACAGCCATTCGAGATTTGCCAGTGGACGAAGGAGCAGATTCCATTATTAAATGTCCTAAACACCAACCACGGAATAACGTAGTTAAATATGGAGAACATAAAGATGCGCCAAAAGCAGGAGTTTCTTCAAATTCAGATAATAATTCTTCTGTATTTTCTCCTGCTTTCATCTCATTTCTTACATATTTAATATCATATTTTGTTCTTAATTGAATACTTTTAAATTCTATCCTATTTAATATTTCCTGAATAGTAATTTTTTCAAATTGTGCTAATTGATCGTTTTCTTCTGATAGTTCATCATAAAATTCTTTAATATCAAAACCATTTTCTTGTAATTCTCGTAATAAAGAAAATTTACGAACAGTGTTATAATAATATTCGTAATTATCTATTATAGATAATTCTTTTACATTAACAATAAAATCAAAATAATTATTGTCTTGCAATATCTCTAAAAAAGCAGGTTTAGCCTTTACTACATTTTCTATTTCTATTTCTGTAATTTCTTGTATTCCATTATGAGCTAATTTATTAATTGCAATATAAATAATTTTATGAAATAACTCTGGCTCAAAATCTTTTTTAGATAAAGGGAATTGAGGAAGACTTAAAAGAGACGGTTGCTTCATTAAACATCCTAAAAGTAAAGAAGATAAATTCATATTATAAAGCATAAATATTTCTCACTTTTTCAAAAATAATAAATTAAAAAATTTAATTATAATTAATAAATCGCATGTAATATATATTACAGGATTCTTTAATATATAGCATCCTACAATACTCCCAATTAATAAAATAATGATACAAATCATCTCTTTTAAATAATCCTTTAATCCCATTGTTCTTCTTTAACCCTTCTTTTTTGTTTAATAAAAGGAATAGTATTTATTTGAATATCAATTTGTTTAGCATTCTGTTTATTGTTTTTTATTTTTTCCATAAATTTATTGAATGGCTCAATATATTTTGGAAATATTTGACCCAATCCATATTCAAGTTGAATACTATATCCTTCTATTTCTATTGCATATTTTATTATATTATAAATATCCTTGCAAGACATATTCTTTTTTTCTACAAGAAACTTAATAAATTTTACTGTTAATAACCAATTTACATTTTCACTGCCAAGCCATTGATCTTTAATATAATCTAATAAAACATTATAATTTGGATAAGGCTCTTTTTTTACTGCATTTTTTTTTATTTCTATTAATTGTTCATAGCATTCTTCACTACAAACAATAATATTTTTATATCTTTCATTTTGATATTTTTTACCTCTGTCTATTTCTTTACCACAAATAGAACATATACTCATACTATATTAAGACTTTTCCCAATCTATATTTTTTTCTTCTGCAAAATCTAATAATTTATCATAAATATATTGCAAAGAATCTTTGTCTTCATTAGTCGTTTGACTAATCTTCTTGTCTTCACCCAAATATTGCATTACTACAGAATCTACAAAATTTTTATATTTGGCAGTATATAATGCTTTATAGATTGGTTGAATCATATTTTTCAAATCTTCATAAGTTTTGCTTTTCTCTTCTCTGATTTTTTCTTTTTTACTCTCTTCTTCTGCAAAAGTAATTGCTTTTGTTCCTAATTTTTCGGCTTCTTTTTCACAAGCTAATTTTACAGCATTTTTCAAATTTTCTTCTGTAAAAGGATCAATGGTTGGCTGACACTCTGTATATCTGCTGCGTGCAAAGAATTCTTTGTGCTGAACACAATACCCTTTTGACAAAATAGGAGTTCCATCCTCGCTAACTCCTTGCGATTCTAAATAAATCATAAAATCAGGAATATCTTTTAAACAATTACCCGCTTTGTTAAATGTTGTTTTAGGGACAATATATTCATATTCTCTATTTTTTTCATCTTTCATTGTTTTAATTTCGTCATGAAAAATAAGAACAACACAATAACCAGATAAAGCTAATTTATTAATTTGAATATCAATTTCTCTATTTAAAGAAGCATATCCTCCTCCATAAAGAATTGCACTAATTTCATTAATAGGATTGAAATTAGTAAAATTAGCAGATTGTTCTTCATTGTAGCGAGAAATAATATATTGAGTACATAAACTGGGAATTTTATCCGCTGTATCTACAACTACACAATCATACATTTCACGAACTTTTTCCCTCTTTTTTTTGTTTCTGGTAGTAAGCTGATTAATAGCATCTCTGAAATCATGCCAGTTTTCAATATCATATACATAAAGATCACTTTGAGCATTGTATCCTTTTTCGGTTGCCAGCCATAAAGTTTTGCCAGGAAATAATCTTGCAGAAACATAAGATTTTCCAGTATTATTCGTCCCATAGATACCAATAATTTTGCCCGCTAATCCAGTAGTAATTGTAGTTTTAGTAATTTCAGTAATATCAAATTTTCCCATAATTTCACCAATTCAAATCTTCGAAATTAAAATTGTCATCATCATCTTCATTAAAAGCTGTATCCCAAAGACTATTATTCATTGCCTTAGAGCTCAATCTTTCCTTAGCAGACTCTTTTTTTGTTTGAAGTAAAGTTTTTTTATTATTATCTTTACTTTCTTCTGCCAATTCATTCAAATAATTTTCCCTAATTTTAATAGCCTTGTTCATAGTAACAGGATTAATCCAATCAGTTTTAACAAGAATCTCATTACCATTTTCATCTGTTTCTACAAGAGATTCTGGCTCTTCAATTTCATCTTCTCCGCCTACAAGAATTAATTCTTGAACATCAAAACCATTATTAACCGCCACTTTTGTCTTTCTTCCAAATTTCTTCTCTTTCGAAAGTCCTCCAACATGTCGAGCAATAAGCTCAAAATCAAAAGGCACAGTCATACCTACTTCATAACAATTTTCAAAATCTTCAGCTAAATCCTCATTAACAATAGCTTTTACAGGAAAACAAGTCCCTTTATTATCTGCGCCATAAAGAGTTAGTAACAATCTCCCTGTCTCTTCCTGATTAACAATCTCCTTCTTGATAGAATGAATATAAAGAGTTGCTTTAAGCGCAGTTCCAGTAAGAGTATCTTCGTTTAATACAATTTTAGTTTTTTGGGCTTTATTGACATTCCATCTTAAAGTAGTAGAAACATTTCCCTGTTGATTAACATAGTCATTAATTTTTATGGTTCCTTCCACATTCAAGGAAGTAGGAATTTCATCATCTTTTCTCCCGATTTCAGGCACCCATTCCAACATTTTAAGATACATAGGCCACATCGGATTCTCTTTTCCTTTGTTAGTAAGATCAGTTCCATATACATTAAATGTATGAATACCATTCGCTGTTCTTACTGTAAACCCGCCATTGATTCTTTCCCCTTCAATTTTTTCAGATTGACCGTTTTCATTTGTAATTTTAATATCACAAATTTCTCTCTTTAAATTAGTTTCATATAAAGTGCCGACGCATCTAAAATAATTTTTTGTTTTTTGTAGAATAGATTCATTAATACCCATATTTATCCCTTTCTTAAACATAATTAATAAAAAATATCACAATTTGGACAATACCATTCATTTACATTCTCTTTTGTTCTATGTTCTAATTCATCATATTCTTCTGTAAAAGTATAATAATTTAATTCGTCTCCACAAATAATACATCTATTCATTTTATTTAATTCATTTCTTGCCTGGTCTGATAAATAAGACGATAAATAATTGTCTGTATTTAAGGCTGATAAATATAAATAACAATCAGCTTCTATATCTGGGTAATCTTCAAACATTAAATGAATAGCTTCTAATACTTCAGGAGTCATATTTGGCTTTCTCATCTATTGACATTCCTCCTTTCTTATTTATTTTCTTTTGTCATTATTTGTTTTCTTCCTCAATTTGTTTAAGACTTTCAACAAAATCGTTTACAAATTGCTTTCTTCTTTCTATACGTCTAATTTCATCTTCATATTGTTTTTTAGCACGCTCCATATTATTTTTACGCACATTAATTAGTTTTTGTATATATTTAATCGCAGCTTCATCGCTGTCATCAAACGGCGTATTAATAATTTGTTGATAACGCTCAATACCTTCAGAAAAAGAATCGCTTATATTAATTTGTTCAAGAGCAAATTTCTTAATAGAAAAACATTCTTCATTCGGAGGGATCCATCTCTCTATTTCATTGCGAATTTTCTTGTAACAAGCACTTTTTGCTTTCAATTTTTCAAGATTATTCATAGCATGATAGATATTATTATCATATTCTATTTTCATACGTTTTTTTTGCTTCGTCTAAACTTATTTCAACTACTTCTTCTAAAGAGCGTTTAGCATTCTCATAATTATTTTTTTTATATTTACTAATTGGACGAGTTATAAATTCATCTTTTTGAGCACATAATAATAAAAAATCTTTACCGTTAGTAATTTCTCCGTTTTCAATATAAATAGTATATCCAGTTGCCATATACAATGCCCTTCTTCAATAAATATTAAAATGCCATAGTCATCATTGCTTTGTTAATTGCTTCTTGATCGTTTTTTATATAACCCATAGTGGTTTTAATATTACTATGGCCTAAACTATATTGGATTATATGTAATGGAATACCACTATTCGCCTTAGTCGTTGCAAAAGCCACTCTAAGCCAATGAGCAGAAACATCTTGCCAAAAAGGAATCTTAGCTTTTTTCGCTACTTGTTTTAACATTAAGTTGAAATTATTATTTTTCACTGATTCATTTCTATTGGTAATAAACAGAGGACCATTTTGTTCACCTCTAACCAACAAATATTTATCTACTAAATTTTTAGTATCATCATTGATAAAAATTGTTCTTCGTTTATTACCTTTCCCCACAACCTCAATTTCTCTGCCTAATTCACCTGTCATATTATGAAATTGATCTAATGTAATACTAATCATTTCATTAAATCTTAGCCCAGTCGTAGCTAAAAACATAATCATTGCTTGATCTCTTATATTAAAGCAATTATCAATCAATCCTCTAATCATATAAGACTTTGGACAATGTTTTTGTTTCACCTTCAACGCTGGTAGATTAATTTGAGAAACAGGATTTGTAACAATTTGGCCAGTTTTAACTAAAAAATCGAAATAATTTTTTATTGCTGCTTTCATTAATCTTTTAGTATTAGAGGATAAATCATTATTAGCAAGCCAATTATTGATATCATTATAATCAATATTTTTTTCTTCTTTATTTATAAAATCTAAAGCTGATTGTACATAATGAATATAAGAAGAAATGGTATTAGGAGACCTGCTTTCAGCTTTCAAATAAGTTAAATAATTTTTATTCATCTTATTGCCCTCCTCTAATTTTCTATAAATAAGATATCACTTTTATATATAAAAATCAATAGACAAAATAAACAAAAACCCTCTCTGTGTAGAGAAGGTTTTTGTTTATAAAATGGAGGTTAAACATGCAAAAGACAAAATGCTTCAAGAAGTGTAGAGAAATAAATTCTCTACTGGTGATTCATTGGAGATTTGAACTCCAGACTTTCTACTTAAAAGGTAGATGCTCTCCCAACTGAGCTAATGAATCATAGTATAATACATTAATAGCCTTAAACATACCGATATCTTTTTCTTTAATACCGATTTTCATAGAAATATTCTCCCTTATTAATAGATTAATTTTTTGGGAAAATCAATATCTGAATCATACCTATTATTGGGTCTTCACCCTACCTCCATTGTCTTCTTACAATATTCTGCCACCAGGAAGATAAGTCTGAGCTTCGGGGAGCGACCCCTAACTTCTTACCCCAGTATTACAATAAGTTGAGCCATATCGTATACATAAACCCGTATGAGACTGTTTACTCATAAATTTCACCGTTCATTCAGATAAATTTACTTACCAAAACTATTAAAATTGTTAAATAGATAAATTTCTCACCCGTCATACGGCTACTTTAACCGACGACTTTCGTTATAGCAGAATTTCTTCTGCTTCAAGACGGAGCGTATTGTTGGCCTACCTCTGTCATTATGGCTGCCACACCATAACCCCTTAGGCTTATTTTTCCACAGGAAACGTCTATTGTTACGCCCGAAAGTTCCGTGCATTTTGCAGCGACAACTCTTGGCAACACACATTTTTGTTGATGGTTTCCATCTCCCTATAATATATCACTATACTATAACTGCCTAATTAAACAGGTATCCCTATCTAACCAAACAGAAACTACTGTGCATCTCAGAGCGTTGACACGCTTTATTCACTGAGTTAATAATAGGCATGATTCAAATATTAATTTTTCAAGGTTCATTCATTACGTGATTAATAAACGAGCTTAAAACGCTAAAATAAAATTTTAATCAAACAATTTTACAATTTGAAAAAAATTGGATAAAAACCTTTATATTGACGCAATTTTATTGGGTTTTTAGAATTATAATTCAAAATAGAGCTAAAATTTCTGGAAGATAAATTGTACTTTTTAGCAAATTTTCTCGTACCTTTGAATTTGCCAAGCAAATTCAATTCAAGATCATAAACATAAAACTCTTTTGCATAATTATCAAATTGTACTTGCGCAGATCGGTTTCCATTATATTTAATATTATAAGATTCAGTACACCATTCAAGATTACCCACGTAACAATTTAATTTATTTTCATCTTTGTGATTTACCAATGGTAAATTGTCTGGATTAGGAATAAAAGCCAATGCAACAGATCTATGCGCTGTCATTATATAAGATTTTTTGTTTTTATGAAGGTTATACTGTTTATATCCATCTTTATGCAAGCTCCATCCAAAAACTAAAATTTTAGGTAGAAGTGGGAAGTCGTTCTTCCCACTTCTAATAATCCTATATGGTGGAATGGGGAGGATTCGAACCCGCCTATCTTCCGGTTATGAGCCGGCTGCTGATGCCATATTAGCGTCCATTCCATATTAGAGACCGAAGTCTCTATTATTTTTCAAATGTATAACCCATAATATTTAAGTTTAACTGTTAGTTTTCCACTAATACCACTTAAACTCGTAAATCTGGCTTTTACTTTTAAATTTGAAGTTTTACTACCATTCGATATATATTTTTCATTAATAGTTTTATATACATAATTGCCTGTTTTTTCATCATAATTATATTCAACCAAAGGAATAAAAAAACTAAAATTGTATTTTAGATTTGCTTTTGTTTTTTTTTTATCAAAAAAATTGATAGTATAAATACTTAATAAATCACCTATATCTATATTAAAAGTTAAATTATCTCTCGATTGACTAAAATTACTAAATTCTACTTCGCCAATAAATACAAAGCCGAAATAAGTTTCTAAATCATTAAAGAAAGTTATTATTCTTGAATTTTCTATTCCAGAACTAATAGTAGTGCTAAATTCCGTCTTTCCTTCTTCAATTTTTATTAAAGAAGGTGT